TGCACTCATTACATACGTACCTACCCCACCTGTGCCTGTTCCTAATGAAACGATAAACGCTCCTACAGGAATTCCTGTACCAGTAACTTGCGTACCTACTGTGAGTGTTCCGGCTGTCACAGCAGTAATAGTCAATGTGGTGTTTGATGCGATAGATGCAGTTCCTGTGAATACGCCAGTTTTTACAGGAGTACCACCGAGTACCAGTTCGTAGAATGCACCAATCTGACCTGTAAGTGGGCCCGTGTATATCTCTTGGTCATAAGCGTAAAAGATCTGTCCAAGAATGTATTCGGTCTTGACCAATTCAATATCATTCTGAGTGGCATAATCACTATTTACTCGTGCAGGGTCGACCAAGAGATAGCGTTGCAGATTATCAAAGTCCACGGTTTTTTCAAAGAATACATATTTGGTAGTAGGATTCACATCAGGAGCTACGATCTCATCAAAGAAATCTGGATCATCGGCTATGCCATCACTGTCGCTATCTCGATAACTCACAATCACTTGGTAATCATCAACAAAGCCATCCGACTGCACAGGTTGTCCAATGATGCTGAGATAGATATCGCCGGGCAATGGACTATTTGAATCAGGAAGGCTGTTGGTTCGCAACACATTTACATAATCACTTATGGTTTTGCCGGTTCGTGGATCATAGATACGATTTCCGGTTTCAAAAAAGAATCTAGTTTGAAGTACTGATCCAAAGTTATAAACCAATGCACGACTGGTCACAGTGTATTTTACACCATCTGTGACTGCCTGTATCATCCATGACGCATCTTGATTAGTTCCTGTGGTGCTTTGTGCATTGGCTAAACTGAAATCAGCATTCACAGCAAGATTGTTTGATGTGATCAAGTACCAGGTCTGCGTGAGATTATCGTATCCTAGGCCAAAATTCCTATATAACAAGATCTGTTCAGTAACACTGGATTCAAGGCTACTGGGGATATCTGTTATCAACAAAGGAATCACTTGCACAGGAATAGCACCTGTAGGGATGAAATTGTTTAGTACCACCGGGCCTTGACCACTAAGTCGGCCGCTGGTAAAGTTACCTTGCCCTTGATTTGTGCCATCCAAATAAATGCTTACCGGACTGGCCCATAGTTCAAGTCTTTCAGAAGCAAGAGTGGGTGTTCCTAGTCGCAGTCTATTGTTGGCATCAAAATAGTACCCAGCAGGTGCAGCAAATTTGACCAAGCTACCTACTTGTATGTATTGAGTATTGGTACTAGAGTAAGTGCCGATCGTCGCAGGAAATCCTAGTTCATTTTTAAAATATCCCGAAGTCTCATTGGCCAATGTGGTGCTTTGAATCCAGGTTAGATTGTTGACCAAGAGATTAGGTCTGATAAAATTAGCATAGTAGAATTGTGTAAATGCATTGGTAATCAACAATGGCTGTATCTGGTTGGTAATCACATTGGCTATTTCATTTCTTGAGATCCAAGTGAACAAAAATGTGGGCAGTTGATTTTCTTCCCAGATAGCACCATCACTGGCAAAAATATTTGTAGAACTATATTTGCCTGTGTTGTCTACTAGATCAAGATACCGACTGGTGCCAATACTGGCTCTGTTTAACGCATAACTTTTAATGATGCTGTTGTATGCAGTGAATGGAAAATTAGTGTAGTCCTCACCATTGACCATGCGATTCTGTGTGTAATATCTAGCAGGAGCTCGTTGTTTGATCTGGTCCAGAGTTTCTCTGGCCTGTGCATTGCTCACCGGAGTGGTGATACCACAGGTAAATGTAAGAGTCTGTAATTGTCCTGATCTACTGACATAACTGATAGGTATGACCACACTTTGCATCTCATCAGGATTGATGATGTATGTGAGACCGTTACTGGCACGAACATAACAACGGAATAATCCCACTGGCACGGTCGAAAACACACCGTCACCAAATGTCAAGGTAATCTGATCATTGGATCTGCTGGTGACAGAATATAGTTTTCGTTGGTCGGGCGCCAATTGCTCTTGGGCTGCGGCATATACTGATTCTACATATTTCCATTCAGCAGATACATTACCCACATTGTCCAACTGAAACAACCATCGATCTTCATTGTTCACACCTTCAATGTTGATATCCACGGTGCGATTAGGAATGCGTTCAGCAAGATTAAAATCTTGATTTTGCAACACACCTTGTTTAAAATAAAAGAAATATCCGGTGTTGGCACTAGCAAATCCTAGTGAATCGTTGCGGAACAACAGATTAAAAATACCGTTGGGCAGCGGAGGTGGTTCGTACACAAATGGTGCAGTGGATGGAGTTCCCACTGATGTAGAACTCACTGCTTCAAACGGCATATTCACTCCATCCACAGTGGCAGTATATGGAAACACTGGTAGGTATCCGGGTACCAAGTTGATACTGTATTCTGAAGTGTCAACTCCTATGATAGTGGTACGATTGCCTGGCCGCCCTATTCGTTGAGTATCTACTAATGCTGCATTGATAATGGTAGAAAATTGCTCCGCCCAGTTAAAATTACTTGGGTCATTCCAGTTCACTGTGACTCCACCTAGATCAATTCCATTGAAGTCGGTGACATTTTCTGTGGTCTGCACAGAAAATACTTTGAGATATCCTTGTGCTTCTGTATTGCGTTTGGGGGTGTAGCTGACCAGATTAGCCAGGCGAACTACACTATCTCTACGCTCTGCGGTGTCGATGTAATTTTCGCGGGTGTTCAAGTCATTGCGGAAACTCATGGCCTGACCCATGAACGCAATCACATCCAGCATGGCTATGAATTCTGATGATTCAATGTAATCATTGAATGATTCAGGATAGTACTGACGCAGATAGTCTATAAAACTTTTGCGTAAGGCTTCGAAGTCATAACTTTGGAAGTCCGCTTCTCTATAGGTTTGATAGATGCGTTTCCAGTCTTCAACTCCGAATACAACTGTTTGTCTAGTAGTGCGTGCCATAATATTTGTTTGTTTTTTTATTTACCAAAAAAATAAACGGCTAAGTTAAAGCAAAGGTAGCTATGCGTTGTTGTTGGTTGAAAAACACGCTCAGTAATTCAGCATTGGTGTTAGGAGCAAATTGTATCTCTAATTCTATTAGCAACCCGTTTTCCTGAGGGTATAGTTGAGCATCAATCAGATTCAATCTAGGGTCACCACCGGCCACTCGTTTGACTTCTCGGATTATCTGACTCATAGTGGTCTGATCTTGACTCTCGAATAAAAAACTCCACAGGATAGTTCCATAGCCTGGTCGGCCAGGCAATTGTCCCTGAACAATATTAAAAGCGTTGAGTAGGTCACGCTTGATCAATTCAGTATCAACCAGAGTGAACTTTTTGTATTGATTTTGAGTGTTAAATCCAATGAATGTAGACATACAGATATTTATCCGGTACTCTAAGCTGTAAAACCAGGAACTGTGATTTTGGGATTACCAATTATGGCTTTTACAGCCTGATCTAGATTGGTTCGATTCACAGTATTAGCAAATCCTTTTGCGGCCACTACACCAGCTTGTAATGGATTGCCGCCGCCGGCAATAGAAGAATTGATTCCAGCAAATACCTGACTGAATTGTGCAGATGTGGCAAAGTTGTTCATCTGGTTTACTAGATCACCCGGTACTTTACCTTTAAGCCAAGCGGTGGCATTCTCGGCTCCAAATTTAGTAGCATTGTTCAACAATGGGCCTAGTTGACTGGCTATTTCCGTTCCTTTGATGGTTCCCAGTTGTTTGAGTTGATCAAAGTTTGTATTCATCAATCCCTGTTGTACTCGAGTCTGCAATGCACTGTTGTTTAGTACTGAATCTAGATTCACAGCACCCAACTTACCAGTCCAACTTGTGGGGCTGCTTAAAATCTCTTTGAATTTTTCTGGAACCTGTTTTATCTGATCAGCAATCCCAGGTTTGATCAATCCTGACAACTGCAACTGATTGGCATCCAACCCAAATTTCCCAAGTCCTTTGATATTTGTGATAGCCGTGGCAGCTTGATTCACTGATGCGGCGGTCTGCGCTACCAGTCCTTGTATTTGATTTGATGCGATAGAACCGATGCTCTGAGCACTGATTTTGGTATTCACAAAATCACTAACCGATATAGCATTTGGAATCACGGCTCCTAACTTGGTAGGAAGATTGATAGCGCCGCCTATTTGTTTTGTGAGTGCTGCTGCCTGTGGGCCTATCTGAGCTATCGCCGAAGATAATCCGCCCGAAGCCTGTGTGACTGCATTGACTATTCCTCCAACAGGAATTCCTGTTAGGCCACCGCTGGCAACTTGTTTATCAAATATAGCCTTGGCTTGATCAAAGGTTGCGCCCGAAGGACCTTGTATTTCAAAGATCTTGCCATCAAGTCCTGTAAATTTAAAAATACTCATTCTGTTCTCACAATGCTCCAGTTGGTAGAAACTGGCTCTGCTGCCGGTGGTGGTGTGGGTGTGCCTTCGGTAAGACTCACACTTGCTGCCACGCCTTTGTTGTGGAATGGATACGGTTCATGTGTGGGCGCACGAGTCACAATACTTTCTAATGCATTGGGTTTTACTTGCCATCCGGTCGAATTGTCAAATGTGGTATCATCCAATGTGGTCTTGGGGTACAGTCTAGGAACAGTGACCGATGCAGCACCACCACCATTGAGATCAATCCTGTCAGATTTAAATCTCAATCCTGATCCACCGTCCCACGAGCCGCCGCTTACACTTTGTAATGCCAAGGTACCATCGCTACGCACCCCCACAGCGGTTTGACTATAGATAGTCATGTCGCCTTGGCTGGCCATGCTTAATGTAGTAACTGCACCAATGTTGGTAGCAGCATTGGATTTCATATTGATGTTGCCGCCGGAAAACATGTTAATGTCTTTGTCCGCATGCAGATTGATAGTGCCCCGAGTTCTTACATTGACCGAGTTGGTAGAGAAGATATCCACGGTGCCTTCTTGCCCTAGTTCAATCCAGGTCTGCCCGTTGGCATGAGTGATGTAGAAAAAGTTTTCACTGTCGTTCATCATGATCTGATGACCTTTGGAAGTCCTTAAACGAAACAATGAATTATTACCTTCGATGTCACCGTCATCCATCACAAGAGTATGTCCACCTTTACGACCAATCACTTTGACATCTTGAGGAGTCAAGGTGCCTTCGTCTAATTGTTTGCGTACTGTGGCTGGATCTAGATTACCGTTGTATATCGGGGACCCAGGAGTAGACACACCATATACTGTGCTGGGACTTTCTCGTTGTGCATTAGAAATGATAGGGCCACGCTCTGGATCTTTTGCAAGACCTTGTTGGAAAAATATAGAAGCCTGATAACTATGAACAGGCTTTTGCTGATCAAAAAATTTAGGACTACCATCAATTTCGTTGTTTGTTGAATTGATCTCTGTGACTGGTAAGGTAGGAGCATCGGCAAAGTATTCTTCCTGAGTTTTATTACCTGTGACATATTCGCCGCTGGGTGCTGCACCTATAGCTGGTAACATGTGGTTTAACGCATTGTTGATTATGCACCCAACATAGTAACCTTGGCTGGGGTCCCCTTCCACAAAGAAACACAAAACCTGTGTGCCAATATCTGGTGGAGTAAACCACATGCCGTAACTCTGCTGATTACCTGGATATGACCCTACACCGGTATTAGAACTGGTTTTTTCTGTGACACCGTAAAAAGGTGGAAGGTAATTGACCCAGCGCCATAACTGGGGGTTGGTATCTGAGCCCGAGGCAAATTGTTGTATTCGAACTTGTAGTCGCCCGGTTCGAGTAGGATCTACATTGTTCATCACGGTACCAATGAACGGGCCCATCTCTGCAGGTTTACCACCACGATCAAACTTGTAGTTACTGGTTCTTCCTGATAGTTGTTGATTGTTTACTGACATTGATGATTGCTTTCTTTAAGCTTCTTTT